CCCAACTGCTCTCCCAGTTTTAACTTGTTCGGTCACATATTTGTCGACAGCTGCTTCAAGCACCTTCTTCTCATATATACGACCATTTTTATTCTTTTGGTTAGCTTGCATAAATACGCCTTCGATAAAATAGTTTTTCTCACCATTCTTCTTGGCTTCGCAAATTATTTCTAACTCTTGATCTATGTGTTCTGTAATTAATTTCATTACTCTTCTTCTTGTTTGCTTTTAGCCATATTGGCTGCTAATTCAATCTTTTTAGCATCTAAAGCATCGGTTAATCTACTAGCTATTGCAGAATCGAAATTCTTTTTAGCTTCTATATTATCACCATCTTTAAGACTTTGTACTAAATTCTCTATACTCATAATTTTTTCCTATACCTATTATTTATAAAATTTTCTAATTCAACTAGCCGAATCTTGGGTCATCTGGATCTGGCTCGAAGGTATCGCCTTGCTTCTTCTCAGCATCGATTTCTTTCTGCATTTGTTCTATATCATCTTCGTTGAATCTTAGAATATGCTTTCTTACCCACGCATTAGATACATATGTACCAATATATTCATCTAGTGTACTTAACATTTCAAACCTTTCACGTATCATTTCTGACTCTTTTAATTCTGAAAAGTAATTATCTTCAATGAAATCAAAAGTAATTTTTTCTTTCATTGATTTCCAATCTTCTGCGGATATAATACCTTTCAATAATAATTGAGTTTTCATCAATTGCATAAATAAATCTGAAAATCTTTTTCTTAACCTATCAATGAATTTCTTAAACTTAACTTCATCTCTAGTTATTTCACTTGTTCTTCCTAAACTAAACTGAGCTTCTTGTTCTAATCTATTGACTGGAACATTTAAACTCTTATATAGTTTCTTTTGGAAATATAAAATATCATCTATCTGGCCAAGATTCTCACCACCACTTAGTGTTGATATCTCAGTTCCTCTACCACCTTCTCTTCGTGGTAAAAAGAAATCTTCCAACATAGACATATGTTTCTTATCATCTTTAACTTCACCAGACTTAGCATCATATACTAATTTGTTTCTATATTGACTCATAATACCTTTTAGATATTCTTCAGCTTTACCCTTAGGTAAGTTACCTACGTCAATATAAAATATTCTTCTTTCTGGTGCTCTTGATATTCTGTAAATAACAAGAGAGTCTTCCATCATTCGCAATTGATTGACTGGTTTGACAGCCTTTTGCAAATATGATAATATTCTTTTTCTTTGTGGATCCATAACACCTGATGTACAATATGCTATTGCATCAGAATATATCTTCACACCTTGATTGTATTTACCCATTGCATTGTCTTGATACATGAAGTACTCATCTATCTTTTTAACAATCTTTGCACCGGTTGTTGGGTCTGTATCTTCCTCAACTTCTTTTACTTTTCTAAGTTTAGTTGGGTCAATATATCTTAATTCTTTTATACCAGCTTTTGGCTGTTCTTTGTCTATAATAATATGATAAGGTAATCTTCCATCAACATACCACTTTCTGAATATATCATGTGCATATTGATTAAAGTTTAGTAATCTAGTAACTACTTCAAACTCATGTCTTATAGAATCTTTTATTTTATCTGATTCTTCTAGTTCATCTAAAACAATTGCAATTGGTGCTGATTCATTATCACCAACAATTGATTCGTTAACAATATCTTCTACTGCTGCATCACATTCTGGTTGAGTAGCGATATCTCTATATTTAAAGATTAAATCAATTTCTGATTTAGCTTTATCACCATCAACGTCTAAGTATGCACCAAAATGTCCGCCGGTTGTAATAATCCCTGCGCCATCTTCTTCTGTCTTTGGTACAAATGAAGGTCTTAAAGGTTTGTCATTCTTTTTTCTGCGGATTTCAAATCCGAAAAAAGAAACACCATCATTTTTACCTTCTTGTATTAAATCTTTTTCGTCTGCCATATTAAATTTCTCATATTATTGGGGCAGTTTAACCCGCCCCTCTAATATATTTATAAGGTAATTAAGAAGTTGTATTGGACTCCCAATAGTCGTAACCAAAGGTTACTGCAAATTCTTCTATACCTGTACCGTCGTAAGCTAAGTCTATAGCTGCTATGTTGTTTGGTACAACTCCTCTAAAGTCATATCTCTTTATGACTGAACCATCTTTGTCTAACTGCTCAACTACTCCATCAGCTTTATAATCTGAAGGATTTGTTAAACCTGTATTGACTGCATGACCGGATATACCATCCATCCATCTTTCCATCGCATCGCGAACTTCGAATCCTGTATCGTTAATAATTGTAACTGTCCAGTCTTCAAATGTTCTATCTCCTGCAACTGCTAAATTTCTACCTCTGAAAGGTATTTCTAATTTAGCTACTGCTGAGCCTGGAAGCTGTGAACCTTTACACATAAAAGATGATAATTCTACATCTCCTTGTGCATAGGCAGGAAAGTTCAATGTAACCTTAAAGAGATTACTTCTTGCGCCACCGCCTACGAGTTTTGATTTAAAATCGTCTACGCCTAAAATTGCCATTTATATTCTCCTTAAACTTGTCCAGCTATTTCACTGAATTCTACACCACTTCTTGTTGCAATAAATGATAGTGTTATGAAGTTAATACTTCTTGCAGGTTTGATATATATATCAGCTACAAATTGGTTACTATCTATTATTTGAGAAGTGTTATTACTTCCATCACATACCACATTAAAGTCTGTGATACCTCTTCTTCCTTTTACGTCACGCAAGAACGGCTCTACTAAGTTTAAGAACTGTGCTCTTGTGAATTCGTCGTTAAATTCAAATAGTTGCCCTTTCGCTGCGGTACTAATTGATTTTTCTAATGCAATAAATAATCTTCTCACGTTTACACGATCAAACGCTGAAGGACGTTTTAATAAAGTTTTGTCACCAAATAATACAATACCTTGTCCAGGCATTGATACTATAGGGTTAACTCTTGCTTTATAAAGTTTGTCTCTTCCCGCTGAATCTGGGTTGTGTGCTAATTTTACTACGCCTAAGAGTGCTCCTCTAGTTAGTCCTGCTGGAGAGAACCATGCATCTGCTACATTGTCTGTATTAGCGCATAATCCTGCCATATGACCCGCTGCTCCGATATATCTAAATTTATCGTTATACTTATCGTATACATAAAGAGCACTTGAGTCACAGAATCCATAAGAACTGTCTGTAAGACCACTATGTCCTGCATCTGTACCTTTAGCAAAAGCTATTACGTTATCCACTGGGGTAGCTACATTATTAATTGTATCTTCCAAAGGTGGTGAAACGAATGCCATACAATCTTTTCTTGCTGCTGCAATCGCGATTATATCATTTGCTATTGTTGATGCGTTATTCGCATCTGGTGATGCAAATAGTAAACTGACATCTTCGACATTACTGTCATTGAAGAAGTCATATCCTGTAGCAATATTTCCAGTTGTAGGTGTATTACCATCAGCGCCATCTAAAAATTCAAATACTAATACTGCGGAATGTGTATCCACTGTAGCATTTGATAATTGATTTGACCCTGCTGCTAATGTTTTACCTGCATCTGTAAAGCTTGAGCTGTCATGGTTAACCCATCTAATCCAATCAGATGAATTGTTTATAACATCTTTATAATGTAATGATGTTCCTGAAGCGTCTTTGACGTCAGATAGTTGTGATACATGAGAGTATCTTTCAAGAACTGTATTTTGAGTTCCTGTAATTAAACCATCTTTATCTAAAACAACAACGTGAACTTCATCACCTGCTTTACTTGCAGCTGCTGCTTGAACGCTTGTTCCTGGTGCTGAATCAAATTGACCCGCATAAGCCCATGCGTTAAATACAGAATCACTGCCTGATACTGGACATACTTCTACTCTTAAGCTATTCCCTAATAATCCAGGGAATTTAGCTACCCAATTAATTGACGCATGTAATCCGTCAACTTGTGAAAGATAATCATCGTCATTTTTTACAGTGACTGCGGATTGACCGTTCGTGCTAGCACCCTCTGAGTGAGCGTTCTTTGCTGAACTGTCAACTACACGTACTACCTTTAGAGCATTTCCATATTTTAGAAATCCTGCTGCTGGTAGAAAGTATTTCGCTGTACTGTCGTCTGGTTGATAAAAAGTTTCTGCTAATTGGTTCTCGGAACCTACCAGGGTAACTTTCTCAACCGGTCCCCAATTGAATGCACCAACAAATCCACCGATTGAACTCGATGTAGCTGGAACAACATTGGTAGCGTCAACCTCTTTTATTCTGACGCCTGGTGATACTTGAAATGCCATCGCTTTATCCTCTATTTTTTGAGTTAGTTAATATGTTTCATAATACGAATATTCAATACTATTATTTATAATTAAAGGTTTCTTAACACCTAGTCTCTGGTGTAATCGTCATCTGGGCCGGCGAAATCACTAACGATATATCGCCTATTTGGATTGACCGCAACTCTTAATTTAGTCATAGTTTTTCTATTAATCAACATTTCACTAGCTGTGTCTTTTTCTGTGAGTCCTATTTCTATTATATATTTTTTATTATTGAAGGTAATACCATGTTCTATCATGGGTCTTGTATCAAAGGGTTTACCACCTCTTCTAGGATAAGATATATCTACTATATCACTTTCAAAGGTTAAACCATTCTTTTTCCACTTAGCTGTATCGCCATCAATTTCTAATTTATCTACATGTAGCATAGTTGCTGATGCTGAATTACCAGTATCAAACTTTGCTCTTATTAAATTCTTATCAAAACCATCTAACATGATGCTTTCAATATATCCGACCTCTTGTCTCATAAAAGGTCGTCTGTTTGTTTCGTCACTGAACCATAATAATACTGTTTCTAATACATCTACATCACTGACTTTCTTTCCAGTTGGTGTATTATCTTCTGGATTATATCCCATGAAGTGTGACCTAATACCAGGTGAACCATTAATTTCTAAGATATAAAACTTATTGCCTATCTTACAATGGTCTACACCACAATAGTGAGCGCCACTGGTTCTTGCTGCATTTACCACTAATTCTTTTTCTTCGTCTGATAATTTATATGGTAAAGTCTCTGCACCTAAATGTACGTTATTTCTAAATTCTTTTTTATCTGCTTTCTTTCTTTCAGCACTTGCTATAATTCTATTACCAACCAAGAGAGTTCTAATATCTGATTTTAAATCAAAGTATTCTTGTATCAATAAATCTGCATTGAATTTCCAAAGAGATTGTACTACAGATGTAAGTGAACTCATGTCATTTACCTTTGAAACACCAATACCTTGAGTACCCTTTAGTGTTTTAATAATAACTGGAAACTTACCACCAATCTTCTTATGAGCATCTTCTATACTTTTAATATTATTAATAATTGATGTTCTTGGTACAGGAATATTGTTTCTTTCTAAAGCAACGGTTGATGCCATCTTATTATCACATAATAACATAGCCTCCAAATCATTTATAAGAAAGAATCCTATTGTTTGTAATGTTGAAACTAATGCTTGAGATGTAAGATTCTTAACTGCACCGGCTCTTACAAAGACTAATGAATCATGCATATTTATTAACACATCTTTATCTTCACCATCTATATTCTTAACTAATACTTCACCAATTTCAATATCACTAGAAGCTACATAAGCTTCATTGACATCTATCATAGTATGTGTTATATTATACTTCTTTGATAGTTTTTGTACGATATCCGCAAAGGTACCTTCTTCATCACCTAGGCCAAGAATTACCACATGCAATTTACGCATTTCTTTTTTTTCTACTTTTTCTGTTAAAAAGTCGTTGAACCCTTCCATTGTTTTTCCTCGAACCAGATATTTCCTTCTTCGTCTCTAGTATATTTATCATTATTAGAACTACCATCCTCAATAAATCCAAATGGTAACATATCATCTTGTATTGCTTTTAATCTTTCTTTATATAACATATTCTTCATATCGATATTAGTTAACGATTCAAATATATCAGTTGTAACAAACCATGAGAATAATACTAAATTCATCATTAGGTCGTCATGATTAGGTGGGAGTGCCATCCAACTGGAACCTCTTGAAACAAAGGTACTCATTTCAACTATTGTTTGTGCATCATGTATCTTAATCTTATTTTGCTCGATTAAATCTTTTACAGTAGAACAACCTATTCGCTTTACTCTTTTGGTCATTGTCGCCCCTAAAGCATTGGCCTTCACTGTAGACTCAACAAACATATTTTCATATTCTAGTTCATAATATAATCCATTACAGACGATACTCCCTTGGTCATTACTTTCTATAATAACATAAGCGTCATTATAAGTTCTTGCATATTTGTATATTATATCTGGTAATAGCATTGGTGATATATTATTATCACGAAATACACATACCTGTTCAAAAGGTTTTGTGGTAACATCTATAATATTAAATGTACTATAGTCTTGTGCTTTACCTTTAGAGACATCAACGGTCATAACATATTCATGACCTTCTTGTGGCTCTCCATATACATAAACATTTTCTTTATACCATGTAGGGTCTTTACTCTTTTGCGCTAATAAATGATTTGCACTTATAAGTGTATTTCCTCTACCATGGAATGTATTACCAAACTCTTGTTCAAATTGTAATTCAGAAGTATTGGCTATTGTTTGTTTCTTCCAAGTTTTATTTCTTCCTGGTACATCCCACCAATCAACTCTAAATGGTTTAAAATCATTTGTACCCTGTGAAGCTCCTTCCCATAATTTATGATATACATTACCTATTCCATTTGCTGTAGATGTAATAATAATTTGTGTATCTTTACCAGCCGTTACAACCGGATATGTTGATGTATAGAACTGAGCATCATTTTCTACGAAGGCAAACTCATCTAAGAATAATAAATTAATAGATAGACCCCTTATAGAATTACCAGATGTTGCTGATGCAATAATCTTACTATTATTACTAAATTCAACACTACCTTTATTCAAAGCTTTACACCCTGGTTGTAAAAAGAATGGAAGGTTTTCTAAAGCCAAAGTAATACGAGCTAACATCTCTCTGGCAACTGCACCTTTGTTTGCTAGAATTGCAATTGTCTTTTCTGGGTGAAAGACTGCATACCATAAAAGATAAACAACTGATGAAATAGATTTACCTGATTGTCTACATGCTAAAACAATACTAAATCTATTACTATTGAAATGTTTAAACATCTTCTTTTGATAAGGGTACAATTCAAAAGGTACTAATCCTTCATCTAAAGAAATAATCTTTATATACTTCTTTGCAAAGTATACTGGGTCTTTCATACACTTGGCATATTCTTTTATTTCTTCTTTTGTAAAAGAAGCCTCAACCCCATCACGTTTTACTGAGGGATTTCCTAAATATCCAAATTCGTTATTCTTTACTCTTTGCATCTATCACATTGTCCTTATCTAATAACAATCTTTGTAAGTCGGTAGTACTACCAACGAATACATTATTATTAGTAACTTTCTTTGCTGTGTCTTGAACTTTCTTTAAATCTTCTTTATCTTTCTGTAGTTTCATTAGTTTCTCGGTAGTATCACCGATATCTTTGATACTTTTAGATAAAACTTCAAAGGCTCGTGGGTGCTCGCTCTCACGCGCGAGTTCAGCCAAAACATCTAAGGACCTAGTACCAACGTTAATTAAATCTTTATACGTTCTCCTAGAAAAATCATAATCATCTTTTACATCTTTATTGAACGATATAGGTTTATTTTCCTGTATCGCAGGGACATTCTTCTCTAAATTTTTCA